AATTGTTGGATATCAGTCACTACATTTGGTCGACTATAACCAAACAAACTGGCAACTTTGCTCGTAGCATTAGCACCAATCTGTGTGGCAGTCATGTAAGGACCAATTACAGGTACATTGGACAATGCCCCAGCAGCCTTAGCAATTGCGGCTGCTGGTTTGGAAATGATGCCTTGTCCATACTCATCATTAGCTGAAATATCATTTTTCTTATCAGCTGCATTCATCCTACTTCCTCTGCGTCCAGCTTGAGACAAGAGTCTCACATCACCAACCGAAGAAAAATCTACTGCTGATGATCTGGTTCGAAATCCTGTTGGAGGATCTGATGATGTTGGCATTGTGAGAACAACATCTTCAGCCCAAATATAAGTCGTGATCGTGACTGGATCATCCTGACCAAAATTGGAATGAAATAAATTGCCAAATGATGAAATTGTGATTTCACCCATGTCGTCCCAATCCGCTTCGGGAATTTCCAAAAAGTTCTTTGGATAGAAAAAAGGTAGGCACAGTTCACCTCCTGTATTCTTAGTCGGATTAAGGAAAAAATGTGGTTTTTGGGACGCTCCTATTAAATCCTGAGGAATGAAATTGCGTTGTACAGTAACTTGATCACCCGCTATGTAAGGATTATAAGAAACCAAAGCTCGTCCATAATGAAACTTTGTTCCTGAAATAACAATCTTCACGTGTAATTTCATCCGCAGAAGTTCAAAATTTTTGATCTTCTCACGTACAAATGGATTTTCGCAAAATTTCTGCCACGGATTAAATTTGTAAAAGAAAGGTTGACCAACCAGCCAAGATTGTGCGGATTCCCTGACAGGTCGCTGAAGAAAATTTCCCAGATCACTATCAGTGTTAGAACCCAAATCCATAGTCGGTTCATACATACCTACTTTTTCTGTCTTCCAACCGGCATCCTGATCGGCAAAAGACGTAATTTGCTCATTTATCATTCCTTTTGTCTCCGATTCAGTGGTACCAGGAGCAGGATCAGAATCACTGACTACTCCGGATTGAGACACCAATAGCATACTTTCCAATTGATCAATGCGCCGTCGCAATTGAGAACAATGTCTATATTTTTTCTCCAATTTGTCCTTAAGATCCTTCACACGTTCTTCTAAACGAAATAAATCCGCCGACGCATCGGAGAAATAAGTTTTATGATTTGCAGGAAAACCTGCGGTATAATGGCCCGTTCGAGTGGGACCGTTCTCATCTATAATATAAAGGTTTGTAATGTAAATTTATGAAATATTATGCACGGTACATCAATCGATACATAACAGTGCTATTTTATTGGAGTGGCCAACCTCCGTCGCTAAATAACAACAAACAAAGCCTACATGTGCACCTGTCCACACTCAATAGGTAATTCAGAACCTATAATAAGTGTGCGTTATAATCACACATGCATCCAGATTTAGTTTAGACCGCACGAGGAAGCACGGTGCACCGGTACAAAGCCCCAGTACTGGGCAAAGTGTGACCCTAAAGGTCAAACTTTTCGCGATACCAGGCAAGCCTTTCATCGTAAGACATAATAGGTCCTACAAGGCTATGAACATCCGATTCGCGCGCCACATGCTCAAGCTGAGCAACACGTTCAGTATACACGTCACGTCCAAACTCAAAATACTTGAGCGCCACATTCTGGATCGCTTCAGCACTAGATTGTCCCATAGTTAACACACCTGACCTCAAATGTGTGTGAAGCATCTTGGCTAGTGAAGCTTTCTCAACGGGAGAGCGATATAAATTCAACTCTGAATCCCATACCGCAAAATGTTTTAAAAATGAAGCTTCATTGAGGTGAATGAAAGGTACTGATTCAGCCTCCTTCTCTGCCATAGTGTATTTAATGCCAACCTTAGCAAATTGTGCTGCAATAGCCGTGTGATTATAATCATCATAACCTTCCTTAACGGTCATAATGTTATCATCTCCATATGTCATCAAAGCTACAACTAGAGCAAAGGGTGGTGTACGCCACCATTTCTTTTCCTTAGCAATGGCATAATATGTATAACGCATGTACAATGAATTCACAATACTATTGATGACAACAGTTAAAGGATGTCCTGAAGGATTAGATCCGATGAATTGCAACAATGTTCCAAAATAATCATACGTCGGATAAGAAATTTCTGACGCAATTCCCCGCATAATTTTCAAATCATCTTCATCATAGTTGCCTGACGTTTCGGCCACTTTAATAAGTAACTTAAAAGCCATCAACATAAAATGAACACTCATGCGAGCATCAAACTTGGCATAATCTCCTGCGATAGCACGATCCCAACCGAATTTGCCAATATGTTCAAACAATTCCGTCCACTCAGGTGATTGGACAACCGTCCCAACAGCACATTCAGTAACTTGTTTGTTGCGTTGCATCAGGGCAGCGAGAGAAAGAAAATATTTCCTTACTAAAAATACAAAAGGAAAATTTGCTGCGGCAAAAACACGCACTTTATCCTTTCCATTTTTCGTCGGTTCATCTTTCAATGATGCTTTAAAAACGGCATTAATACTCTCGCCGTTCAACAACATTTCCTCATAACGTGCAACTTCTTCTAAAATCGATGGGTCCACATCTCTTGGACACGATATACCTTCGACAAAACGATCCGATTTTTCAACAAATTGGGTCTTGGGTCCCTTATTGGGCCAACCCACAGAAGTTGCGAAATTAATCGCATTGATACCCAAAACACCATCGAGGCCTGCTAAATTAACATCATCAGATAATTTACCAAGTTTGGCTAATTCCTCCTTCGGCAACTTGTCCAATTGAATTGAATAGTCAATATAAGCCTTAACCATTAAATCAGCATCAAATTTACAGGCTGTATCCACCTTACCAGCAATATCAACCTCCTTGTGGCGGGGGGCATCCATTTCTGGTGGCGGACCATGTTGCTTAGGAATGTCCATGACCTTGGCAACAGCTGCTGAAATTACTGATTCAACAACTGCTGATTTTGGAGATGATCGACTCAAAGTATGTCCTCCATGGATTCTAATTTTCGCATCACTTTCCAAATTATGCGTTGAACACTTGAAATGAGGTCTCTCCAAAGGTCCAAAATTAACTCCCATGCTTTGAGTTTCCATTGGCGTAGCATTAGTAGATAACAATACACCAGGCATCGCTTCTAACTGCTCTAACGTTTCATACAATTGAGCTCTAGTAACAAAACCAGCAGCTCCTTTGTATCCACGTCCGGCTAAATGTGCGCCGGCAATGAAAGGAATGCCCTTCGCATTTCCGATCAATGTAGCCATACACAATCCACCAAATGTTTCCACTGGAAAATGGTAATTGTATCCCGAAAATGTCCCTGCACTAGCGATTACGCGACCGCGAATTGCAGTCATTTCTCCATAAAGAACACTCTTTCCATTGTCATTATAAACGGTTTTGACAGAAACTTTCTTGTCAATGTCTATGTCCTTAGGAAAATACTCAATCAAATCACGGTGTTCTCCTGCTCCTGGTGCATACCAGAATGCAAAATCAGTGCCAGCAACACGCTTGCACACACTACTCGCTAAAGGAATATTCCTAAAAGTATGTCCTCCAACTTTAATTAATGTGACAAAAGTAGTCTCTCGTGTTACAAAATGATTTGGAATAAGCAAAACATTACTACGCAGCGGTATGGCG